TATATACAGCAGAAGATGATTACCCAAACATTAAATTAAATCAACGTACAGCAAAATATTTACTTGATTATCCTAAATTAGATGAATTACCATTTAATAGTTTACTTAAATTAGCTACGGATGGTGTTGTAAACAAAGAATTCATTGCTAAAGTTATCGAGAAAGCCAAATCAGAAGAAAATTCAGCTATTATAGTTAAAAAAGTAGAAGACGGTGAGATATTAGTTGATGCTAATTCATTCTCATCATATAAGATAAAAGATGGCAATATAACAAAAATACCATTTACTGATGAAGAAGTACAAACAGCTTTAGGTGAAGAAAAAGAGAATACAGCATTCCAACAAGGTGCTGTTAATATAGTTAAAAATAGTACTGATACAGGTGAAGATATCCCTGCTACAATTGATAAAGATGCTTTTATTTCTATATTAAAATCTACTCCATATGATAAAAGAAAAATCCCAACAGGAGAAGGACAACACGTAATTCTTATTCCTGATGGGGAGAGTCAATATGTTATCTTTACAAAACCAACTGAAACCCCCCCACCAGCAGATACTTATACCGGTTTCAATTATGGAAGAAGAGGAGATTGGAGAGAGCGAGATAACAGAGATCCTATGGGTGAGGGAGATTACAGGGCATATTTTGCATATTTAAGAAATGAAAATCAAGTTTATAGGAGTGAAGATATAATAAGATCATTTAAGAATAGTGGAGGAAATACAGAAAATAAAAAAGCATTCTTTAAAGCACAACCACCACTTTCACCAACAGATCAATATGCAACAGCAGTATACAATAATCAATATTTTGTTATTAATAAAGCTAATCCACGAGAATCTCTTAGACTATCAGATACAGGTAAATTAGTTAAAGCTAATATCTTACCATCAGTAGCTCGTCAATTATTAGGTACCACACCTGATGAAGCTACACCAACAGCTGCCGCCGCAGTACGTACAGGTAGAGGCAGACCAGCAGGTCAACCAAACGCTCCACGTGCTGCAGTACCGGCAGCACCAGCAGCAGCTGGAGATATAGATGTAGCTGAACTAATGGATGAAACAGGACTAACTAATGCTTTTATGCGTTTACCACGTGCTGATTATAGGCGATTAAATGTAGATAATGCCGTACGTGTTGCTCCAAATGGTGATAGAGGTGCTGCTCGTCGTAATAACCAATTAGGGGCAGCCGGTACTGTAGGTAGAGTTATTAGTGTTGGTTCTAGCAAAATATATCTTATTAGATTAGCAAACCAACGCATAATTGCATCTATTAATATACAACCCGGTAATAGAAACTATATATTATTACCCGAGGGTGAAAGGATAGTATTAAATTCACCAGCTGAATTAATGCAAGCACTACGTCAACGTAACTTAGCTGAAGTACGTAATTATGTAGTACGTGAATATTTACATAACAACCCACAACACTTAGATGAAGTAAAATCATTGTTACGAAAACACATAGCTGAAACCAAAAATAAATAATATTTATACATATAAACATAAAAACAATGAATCAATTTGCACTACGCATGTTCGTACGCAGTATTATAGCTGAAGCTAAAGATGCTAAAAAAACTACTAAGAAAGAAGAGCCAAAGAAAACTATGAAAAAGGAAGATAAAGCTCCTAAAAGCTCTGGTAAATTAGTTGATCTTAAAAAAGAATTAGCTGCATTAGAGCAATATAAAGATGAATTATCAGCTGCTAAATTTGCTGAAAAAACAGCATCAACTGAAGTTGAATTTGCTGATTTAGCTAAATTTGCTAAAGAATTAGATGCTCTTAAAGAAAAAGGTGTTGCATTGGAACAACAAGTTGATGATAAAATTGCTGAATTAAAATCTCGTATTTCTGATGAGAAAAATAAAATCAGAGAAATGATTGGATTAGCAGAACCTAAATCAGGAATGGGTGAAGAAAAAGAAAAAGTAGTAGACGAAGCTCGCTTTAAAAAAGGTACTGATATAGGCAAACCAGGTAAAGGATTTGAAAAGATTGCCAAATCAGCAGCAAAACGCTATGGTTCAGAAGAAGCTGGTAAAAAAGTAGCTGGTGCTATATTGAAAAAAGTAGTAAAAAAATAATAATGGAAAGTAACGAAATAATAGGACAATTTATATCAACATTGTTTGCTTCACGCACACAAGCTCATGTATTCCATCTTCAAACACCATCATTCGCTGCTCATAAAGCATTAAATGATTACTACGATGAAATCGTAGGTATAACTGATGGAATAGCAGAATCATATCAAGGTAAATATGGTATTATTACTGGGTATGGTAATATTGCTCTACAAGAATATCAAAGCTGCGAAGCAATAATTATGTTTTTTGAAACACTTTGTATGTATGTTGAAAAAAGTAGACAAATACTTCCACAAGATTCGTATATTCAAAATCAAATTGATGAAGTTGTTGCTTTAATTAAATCTACAATTTATAAATTACGCTTTTTAAAATGATAAAGTTAGCTGAATTATTAACAGAAGCCGTAGAATATTTTAAACCTAAAATATCTAAAGATCCAATTCATCCTAACTTCCTAACTGTGAACATTAAATATCCAGTAGGTGGTGGAGGTGCTTTAATAGCTTTAGGTTCAAAAACAGCCTCTGGTCAACAAAGAGAAGAAGGAGCAGCTAAGGCTATGGTAATAGCTAATAAAGTTGCTGATGAATTAAAAGCAAAATATAATCTTGAAGATATTGAAGTATCCGATTTAGAAAACGGTACAGTACAAGTATTTGCTGTTTCTGATGATTTTATCAATAATATGCAAGAAGCAAAACATATGACACCTGCTCAAAAGAAAAAGCGTGGTGAAATATTTGATGAATTAGTAGCAGGTGGAATGGAAAAATCTAAAGCAGGTGCTATTGCAACGTCAAAAGCAATGTCTGAAGATTTGGATCCTGTAGGAAAAGAAGATGATGATATTAACAACGATGGTAAGGTAAATAAAACAGATAAATATCTGGCTAATCGCCGTAAAGCAATAGCTAAAAACATCAAAGAAGGTGATGACCACGAAGTAGCAATGGCTCAAGCTAGTTTAAAATCAATTATACGTTCAGCATCACAACTAATGAATAAATTAGGAATGATAGAGCGTGATATACCAGGATGGATTCAAGATCACATTACAAATGCTGAAAACTATATTGACCAAGCGGCTCAAGGTTTTCACGAATTAAACGATAATGAGTAAACAACTAATATTAGAAAAATACATTAAGGTAGCTGTTCAAAAGGCACTTAAAGAAGCCGAAGAACAACAGCGAAAAGCAGAGAAGGCGATGTACATGGTATATCGCTTCCCTGGACTTAAAAAGTTAATGGAAGACCTAATGTCTCCAGCTTTTGGTCGTTACGTTAATGGTATTAACATTGTTGCACCTAAACCAACAACATTTAAAGTTGACCTAACTAATGGTCAAGATTTTAGTATAAAATATATTGGTAAAGGTAATTTCCAAGTTAAAGTATCTGGTAAAAAATACGATCCAATTAATTTAGGGGAATTAGAACGTGCTTCACAAAGCATAGCTGATCTATTAGAACTAAATTATGCACCTAAAGAAAGCGTTGAAGGTGGAGGAACACCACCACCATCACCTGAAACATCAGCTTCGGAATTAGGTCCTGATTTAGCAGCTGCTGGAGCAGCAGAAACAGCACCCCCAACAGGAGTTGAAACACCAGAAGCACCAGAAGCACCAGAAACACCAGCAGAAGCATAATATGAAAGTTATAGATAATATACTACTTGAATGGTCATACAGATGTCCAGATGGAATCGTTGATTTAAATGATCCTAATAAAGCTAAAATTTTATTTGAAATATTAAAACCTTTACTTAAGGAAGATATTGATGATGATATTTTGAATGCTCTTATTAATACTGATACAATTACAAAAGAAAAAATATTAAAACAACTACAAAAATCAACTAAAGCTATATCTAAAGATTTACGAGAATTATTAGCTGATAAAAAATTAGGTTCATTATCAAAAAATGTAATATTTGATGCTCGAGAAACAGGTCAAGAAGATGATTTAGTTAACTATTTAGAATCATCAAATCAAATTACTTTACAAGATTTATTAAAGGGTAAAAATTTATTAACATTATTTGAAACTACACCACTAAATGACGATTTTATCCAATTATTAGTAGATATTACAGGTACTATAGGAAACGTTGCTGTTGGTAGAGGTGAAGTAGCATTAGTTACTTTACTTAAAGGAGCTCAAAAAGCAGATAAAGGTGATATACTAGTAGGTGATAAAGATATTGAAGTAAAAAATAGATCTACTTCATCTGGTGCTATATTAGCTCCTGAAAAATTAAAAAGAGGATCATCAAAAGACATAAGTGCTTTACTAATAAAAGCAATAGAAAATATATTTACTAGTGATGAATTTAAAAATGAACTTACTACAGCTATATCTAAAAAAAGAACAGAAGGGGGATGGCTTAGTAAAATAAATGCTATATATAAAGGATATTTAATTCAAAAACAAAATAATAAAACTAAATCTGATTTTAAAAAAGAAATAAATAGCATACTTAAAAGTTTATATGGTCAATATGCTGTTAATATAGAAGATTATTTAGAAGGACAAGAGTTTAATATAGACAAATTTAAATTAGATATAACTAAAGCACTAGCTAAAGATTATTATGAAGAATATAAATTTGATTATATATTATTTATAGATCCAAATTTAAATTATGTTATTTATAGTAAAGATTTATTCCTAGAAGAAATAGGTAATACAATTAAAGTAGGAGGATTTTCAGACCCTTTACCTAGATTATCAATATAAAAATAATATGGAACAATTTAATCCAGCAGATAAAATAACAGTAGACGTACCATTATTTATACGCCTATTAGAATATGCTCGCGAAGATGCTAAAGCCGATATGAATTTACATAACGTAGCTGAAAACGCTATTGCATTAAGTGAAACAGGTAAAACATTAACTATGGCTCAATACGATGAAATAGTTAAAAATCCACAACAAGAATTACAAGAACGTTTGAAAAAACTAGCCAATATAATTGGATAACATATAGAACAGATTCATAGCCTGTTCGATTAATAAACAATATTATGGAGCTGTGGCCCACCCAAAAGGTGGGCTTTCCCTTTGTTCATTAGGTGGTTGGTCCGATGGAAAGTCGTATATTTATTGTCATGATAAACATATATATTTTAGAAAGAAACGGAATACCGTTTTATGTAGGTAAAGCAAATGATGTGATAAGACGTAAACATAAACATTATCAAACATATGGTACTGATATAACATTAAGTATTATTGATAAAGTTGAAGATTGGAAATATTGGGAAGAATATTGGATTGAACAGTTTAAAGCATGGGGATTTATTTTATTAAACCAAAATAAAGGTGGTGGTGGGCCTGAACAATATACTGAAGAGCAAAAACAAAAAATGAGAAAACCACGTCCTGGATCTGGTATTAAGATAAGTAAAACATTAAAACAAAGAAATCATTCAAAATATTATACTGAAGAAGTAAGACAACGAATAAGTGAAGGGAATAAAATATTAAAACCATTCTCAGATGAACATAAACAAAATATGGGTATAGCTAAACGTAAACAAGCAATACCTGTACTTATGTTTGACTTAAATGATAATTTAATTAGAGAATGGGAGAGTAAAGGTCAAGCAGCTGAATGGATTAAAGAACAAACAGGCAAAACAAGTAATATAATGTCACAGATTAAAGACTGTATTTTGGGAAGGCAAAAAACAGCATTTAAATTTAAATGGAAATATAAAATAATATGAAATATACTAAAAAAATTGTAATTGTAGGAAGTGGTGTAGCTGGTATTAGCGCTGCTTTAAAATTAGTAGATAACAACTACCCTGGAGAATTAATTACCATTATAGATAAAGGTAATGATCCTTATGTCCGTAAGCCATCAGAAGTAATGACAGGATTTGCAGGAGCTGGAGGTTTTTCTGATGGCAAACTAACATACCATACAGCAATTGGTGGTCAGTTATCAAAATACTGTGGTGAAGAAAAAGCATATGACTTAATGGACCAATCTATTGAAATGTGGAAGCGTTTCCATCCAGATCCATCTAAAATAATGTATTCAGACCCACAAGCCGAACCAGACTTTATTAAACCGTATTTTGGCTTACGTCTATTCCCTGTCTACCACATAGGTACCGATTATTTACATGAAATAGGTAAAACATGGTATCAATATTTAGTTGATAAGGGTATTAAGTTTGCTTGGAATACTGAGATAGATGAAATTGACTTTAAAGAACAAATGGTGATCGGTAAACAAGGCAAAGCAGCAATGTTACCATATGATAATTTAATATTCGCAGTAGGTAAATCAGGTATTGATTTTGCACAACAACTATCAGACGACTATAAATTACCAACTGAACCTAAATCGGTTCAAATAGGTGTTCGATTTGAAGCACCACAAAAATATTTTCAAAAATTAATAGACATATCATATGACTTCAAATTATATCAGAAATATGAAAATGTTTCTCTACGTAGCTTTTGTACTAATAACAATGCCGCTTACGTGGCCGTGGAGGAAACGTACGGCGATGTTACGTACAACGGCCATGCGAAAAAGGGCGAACAATATAGAAACGATATGACCAACTTTGGTATATTGATGGAGATTAAAGGTATTGAAGATCCATTTAAGTGGTCAAGAGATGTAGTAAGAAAATTACAAATACACAATGTAGGTACTTATTATTCACCTAATAAAACTCGCAGACCTGGACTTACATCAGAAAATAATACAGTATCTGCTGTACAAGTAAATACAATGGATATTTTATTTGATGCGTTAGGTGAAGAATATGCCCAATACATTGAAGATTTTATCACTAATATGCAAATAATATTCCCAGAAATGGGTGACGATTGGGGTATTTATATGCCTGAAGTAAAGTACCTATCACCAGAACCATTAGTAAATTATACTAATTTAGCATTAACTGAATACCCAAATGTACATTTTGTTGGTGATGCGTTAAGTGCTCGTGGTATTACCGTATCAGGTGCGCATGGAATTTATGTTGCTGAATATTTATTAGCATGAATAAACTATCCCCGGAAGAACAAAAAATATACAAGCAAGCATTAGCATTGCTTCAACAACAAGATAATACTTTAGATGAAGGTATTAAAGATTCACTCAAAAAATTAGGCATAACAGCAGCAATAGCTGCTGCTTTGCTAGCTACACCATCATTAGGTGCTGCTCAGAAAGCCGTTGTTAAAGATATAGCACCTAAAGCTACTCTTGCTAAATTCGGACAGGATCAAACCACCCCTTCTAGCCAAGTATTAGGAGTAAATACATTATCACAATGGAATGAGCTTCGCGATTGGTTAAGTTCAACAACTGTTAATGATATAGATGGTTCTGGAGATATGAGTGTGTTGATGGGTAATCCTAAATTGGATAAATCTAACTTTAACCTAAAAATGGTTAATACTTATAAAAAATCCCATCCTAAATCTAATATCACAGATACTGCTGTAGTTAAATCTATTCAACAAGCTATAATAAACCATCGTAATGGTACTATTGGTGCTGATAAAAAAGGTTCCATTAATCTAAACAATGGAGAATATAGGGGAACAGATTACTCAACATATCTACCTCATGTTTCAAAAATAGAACAGAAAGCAGAAAGAGAAGGTGATGTAGATGGTATTATAGGTCAATTTACATCAAAAGTATTAATACCTCGTGATCTACGATCAAATCCTACATCAACATACGCTCCAACACCCGTAAAAGAAAATAAAATGACTAAACAACAATTGCGTGAAGCTATCCGCAAAATAATTAGACAAGAATTAAACGAAGAAAAAACTATTCCTAATCCTAATGCCGGCAAATGGAGAATAGTAGGGATTGAATCAGGAAATCCATTAACTAAAGAATTTTATAGTTCTAAAGAAGAAGCACAAGCTGCTTCTAGAAAATTAAGAACTAAAGAATCTGGAGTAAAAATTATACAGCTAAAAGACACAATAAAAATGTCTGAAAACGCCCCAGCACCAGCTAAACCCGCTACTGCACCCGGCGTTAAAGAACCACCATCAAAAACACCTGATAAAAAAGAACCACGTCGTCCATTAGGAAATCCTAATGTAAAACCTGCTCCTAAAGCAAAAGCTACAATGAAAGAAGCTGAAATGTTGAAACAAGTAATCAAACGCTTTAAATCAAGAAAATAATGGCTCATTTACTAGAAGTAGAATACGAAAAAATATTCAGCCCTAAAACAATGGCTGGCCTAAAAGGCAAATCAGGTGAATCATTACGTTCAATGCTTGGCAATAAATCATTAATGCAAACATTAATGAAATCTCAAGAAGTATTAGATGAAATTATTGATGCTGAAGAAGGATACCGTGATGAATTAGAAATGGTAGCCGCTCAAATGGTAACAGATGCATACCCAATTATTGATTATGCTAATATCAAAATTGATGCTAAGATAGTTGGTATGGGTGATCTAAATATCCCCCCAACTCCAGGCGAAGTAAGTGTAGAAGATGCACCACCAGAAGCACAACAAGCAAAACGTCGTATTATTAATGGTATAACACAAGGAGCATCAATTAGAGGCGCATTTGGATTTATGCTATTTAAAGAATACTTAGATGACATCAACCCAGCATTAGTAGAAAAATATAATGAAATCCTGAAAATGGCTTTCGGTATTTACGATGATGAAAACGCCATTGCAATGATGTTAGCAGCATTAGCTCAAGGACAAAAAATGCAAGGTGGTGAAAGTGAAATGGAATATGATGAAGAAACAGGTCAATTCGTTATTAAAGCTCGTGCCATTTGTTTTCCAATGCTCGTACATGAAATTGTAAAAGGTTTATATGAAATCGTTGGTACAGAAGGATTTGGTGCTGATAAAGAACAAAACCAAGCTATTGTAGGTGCTGTAGATAAATTATCTAACGAACCAAATGATTTACGTTTTGGTAAATTCCTATATGATGCTATCAATAAAATATATGCTGAAAGCGATATTGATGATGCTCGTGTTCGTGAATTGTTCTTTGCAGCATTATATAAATTAGATGATGCAGAATTTTTCCCATTTGTAGAAAATGCTGTTAATGATGAATTAACACCTACTCAAAAACAATGGGCAATAGGTGAAATGAGAGATATTGAGCGTGACTTACGTAAAGATGATACTGGATTAGAAGATTTAGACTAATCAAATACAATAAATGACAAAACAATATCTTAAAAAATATATTAAAGAAGAATTAAATCAAATATTAGAAATGTTTGATAAACCTCTTCCTAATATAGAAAAAGTATCTAATACAAAGTATTATGTAAGAAATGGACAAGATATTGAAGCACTATATTATTTTAAAAAAATTGACGACTTTGATGATAAATGGTATGTAGCATGGATTTTTACAAATAATAATCAAAACACTACACCAGAAGCCTGGAAACAAGTAACAGCTACTTCGTTTAAAGTATTAACAGATTTTATTCAAAATAAACACCCAAAATCTATTGAAATATCAGGTAATACTGATACAAAAACTAATATATATAAATCACCATCATTTGTAAGTAAATTACAAAATTTATTTAATAATCAATATAAAATAGATAATACTCCTGAATACTCAGTAGTTATGAATCGTATTGAAGATATAGCAGAAACTGGTATTAGAAAACGAATGGAATATATGAACGAATCTTATCAACAAGCCTCTAATTATTGGGAAAATGGTGATTTAAATTCTAAAAGTAAAATAGAACGAACAAATACTATTAAAAAAATAGTAAAACGTATTATAGTAGAATATTTTTATTTGGATTAATAAAATATCTTTCGTACCTTTACAACAAAAACGTATGAAGGAAACACTAGAAACACAAAAATTAGTACAAGCAGACGGAACAATAGCACATTACGTTCGTATCAACGGAGTAAATAAAATGCATAACTGGGATGGAGCAGCACTAATACCACAAGGTAATAAACGTCAAGCTGAATACTATTTATTTGGCATTAAGTATACTAAGGATCAGTGGTTAGAGTTTAAGAAAAATGTTAATGGTGTACCATTCTACAAAACGGCAGCTGGTAAAGCAGCAGGCGCTAGAGTATAAAAAATTAGAGGATCGTCAAGATCCTCTTCTTAATTTAACGTTATGATAGAAAAAAGAGGCAGACCAAAAGAAACAATTATTGAGCCAGCTCCACGTAAATTTACTAAGGTGTATGAAGATGAATATGCTGTAGAAACATGGACATATAATCTAGACATACATCGTGGTCCAATAAATGTTGATATTAAGTACAAAACTGGTGCTGAAAAAGCAATTAAATTGCGTGCTAAAGAAGCTAAACAAGAAAAGAGAACAGCACGACAGATGAAAAAAATCAACGCTAAACAACTACCACTTACACAACAACAATGGTTTAATCCTGCTAATGGAAAAATGGTAGGATATACACGAGCTAAAGCACTAAATTTAATAAAATGAGAATAGGATTAACAGGTACAATGTCTGTAGGTAAAACTACACTAGCTAAAGCGCTGGGTGAATTAGACATGTTTAAAGATTATCCAATACAAACTGAACGTAGTAAGTATTTACGTGACTTAGGTGTAGCTTTAAATACAGATTCTACATTAAAAGGTCAATTAGTATTTGCTGCTGAGCGCAGTATTGAATTAATGCAAGAAAATATTATTACTGATAGAACAGTATATGATGTCACTGCATTTACATTATCAGCTAAATCAATTGGATGGACTGAAAAACGTTATTTTACTGAAATATTAATGTCACTACGTAAGGAATATGATGTTATTATTTATGTATCATCTGATGGTGTTGAGATAGAGGATAATGGTGTTCGTACAACTAATGCAAAATATCGCGAACATATTGATTTTACTATTAAAGAAATGTTAGTTGAATATCCACCAACTAAATTAATAACTGTTAAAGGCAGTACAGAAGAACGCATAAACACTATTATTTCACAATTAAGTTAATATTTATGGACATCACAAACGAATCACTTAAAACAATGAAAGCAAAACAATTACGTAGAATTATACGTGAAGCAATAACAGAAGTATTAAATGAAATAGACACTCAAGGAGCAGTACATGTAAAACCAGGAGATGTAACTAAAATTAAAATGTATACTTCAAAAGGTATTGATGTCGCTGAAGATCCAACAATAAAAGAAATGGCTCGTATCGCTAAAGGCTTTAGATTAGCAAACCCAGAAATCAATTCAACTACATTTACTAAAACAATAAGTGGCACACCATTATCATCAATTATTGATTATTTCCGTGCCAACCCAGGTGCTGAAGTAAGTCAATTACAAAGACATTTTAATTTTGTTCGCCCACAAATAGCAAATGCTGTTGTTAAAGGATTATTAGATGCCGGTATACTAACTAAACTTACAGCAGGAGGTGAAGAAGTAGCTCCAGTAGCACCAGGTGAAGAAGCACCAGTACAAGCTACTGAACCAGAAGATTTATTTATGGGTAGTGCTGAAAATCCATTAGCAATGTATTTTGATAATGTACCTAACGATAATGGTGAAGAAGATTTTAATGATGAAGAAGAACCAACAACAGGTGAATTAGAACCAGTATCTACAGCTGCAGGTAGTATGTCAGATGAAGATTATGATGCTTGGATGAAATGGAGTGATTTAAATGATCGTTTAAGTGCCACTAAATCTAATATATTAAAAGCAAAACGCAATAAAAAAGGTGGTGTTGCTGGCGATATTAGTGATACATCAGGTAGTGAAATACCTCGTTTAACTACTCTTAAACAATCATTAGAAGATAGAATGAATACTTTAGTAGCAAAATCAAAATATCTTCAAAAGAAAATTGAAAAAGAAACAGGTAAAGCATACGAACCAATCGAAATAGATGATGAAGAAGATACATTAGATGAATCATTTGTTAAAGAATATGAAATGAGAAAATTACAGTTTTATGCTGGAATTATAAAATAATAATTTATGTTTAAAAAAATTACATATATTGTATTAGGATTAATAGCTTTATATTTTGTAGTTAGATTAGCAACTCGTAAAGAAAAGTTTCAAGAGAATAAAAGTTTAATAAACAAAATTGATAGCTTACAAAAAATCTCTATTCAATTAAAAGAAGATCAACAAAAAATAGCTGAACAAGATTCAATTTTTAATGAATCTATTAGTGACATTAATGATAAAATCAATAATATTCATAGTGAAAAAGTTATTATTAAAAAATATTATGGTAATCAAAGCAAATCAGTTAAAAAATATACTCCTACACAAGTAGATTCATTTTTTAAAGCAAGATATAATTATTAAACATGAAATATATATTAACAATACTAATAAGTTTCTTATCAGTTACAGTAATAGCTCAACCACAAGACGAACAGGTTTGTATGCCTTCTACCATAGCTAAACAAGTAGCACAAGACCTTATTATAGGAGATAGTGCAAAAGCAGTATTAACAGTAGCATTAGATGAACTTGAATTGACTAAAGAAAAAATGTCATTTAAAGATAGTCTTATACTTAATGCTCGTTTAAAAGAACTTAATCTTAGAGATCAGGTTAGAATATGCGAAGAGCAAAACAAAAATTATAATTTATTATACGAAGATTCTAAAAAACAATATGCTGTTTTAGCTAAAAAACACAGACGTTTAAAAACAAAGAAAACGTTTATAGAAATATTAGGTATAGGAATTATAGGGGGATTAACATATCTCCATTTTAGATAATCGTCCTGCTACCCTAGGACTGCCTATCTAGACCATAGGTGCAAGCTTAACCCCGTAAGGTTGAGCTTTTTTTGTATATTTATATGTGTACTAAAACATATTAAACTATGAACAAAGAACAAATTATGGGTATTATCCGCCACACTCTAACATTCGTTGGTGGTATCCTAGTAATCAAAGGAGTAACTACAGAAGCTGCTAGCCAAGAAATAATTGGTACAGTAATAACAGCCATCGGTGCTGTTTGGTCACTTATCAGCAATAAAAAAGCATAATTTAATTTACTTCTATTTATTGAACTAAAGCCCTCTTGATTGAGGGCTTTTTTATATATTTATATACAATCAATAGTATATAATATGGCGGATCAACCCAACATTAAAGATATAATAAAACAAGAATATATAAAGTGCGCTATGGATCCTGTGCACTTTTTTCGCAAATATTGCTACATTACTCACCCCGTTAAAGGTAGAGTATTATTTCATCTATACCCATTTCAGGAAGATACACTAGGTGCATTTAGACAAAATCGTTTTTCCATTGTAAATAAATCACGTCAGTTAGGTATTTCTACTCTAGTAGCAGGATATGCACTATGGACAATGTTATTTAACAAAGATAAAACAGTATTGTGTATAGCAACAAAACAAGAAACCGCTAAGGGTATGGTTGAGAAAGTACAATTTATGTACAATAACTTACCAGCCTGGCTTAGAGGTAATTTAAAACCAATATCCGATAATAAACTCTCACTCAAACTAGCCAATAACTCTCAAATTGTAGCAACATCAGCTGCATCAGATGCAGGTAGATCTTACGCCGTATCTTTACTGTTGATAGATGAGGCTGCGTTTATCGAAGGCATTGATAAAATATACACGAGTATTAAACCAACAATTGCTACGGGTGGAGGAATCATAGCATTATCATCTCCAAATGGTATTGGTAATTGGTTCCACAAAATGTATACTGAAGCTCAAATTGGTAAGAATGATTTTAAACCAATAGAGCTAAAATGGAATTTACATCCAGATAGAGTATCACCAATAGATCCAGGATGGGAAGAACGTGAGCGTGTTAATATGTCTCCTAGAGAATTTGCTCAAGAGTATGACTGTGACTTTTTAGGATCAGGTAATTCAGTAGTTGACCCCGATATATTATCATTTTATGAACAAACATTTATACAAGAGCCTGTTGAACGTCGTTTCATGGGTGGTGATTTTTGGATTTGGCAGTATCCTGATTATAGTAGGTCTTATATTGTTTGTGCTGACGTTGCTAGTGGGGATGGAAGTGACTATTCGGCGTTTCATGTTATTGATGTGGAAGCATGTGAGCAAGTTGCTGAATATAAATCTCAAATAGGAACAAGAGAATTTGGTAATATGTTGGTGGCTGTTGCCTCTGAATATAACAACGCTTTATTGGTCCCTGAAAACGCTAATATCGGCTGGGATGTTGTTAATACCATTATTGAAAAAGGATACCAAAATTTATATTATTCTCCACGTGCATATGGCGAAATGAATATCGATAAATGGATGGCCAAAATGGATAGCGAACAAACCGTACCAGGATTTACCAACTCAGTTAAAACAAGACCACTTGTTATCTCAAAGATGGAGGCGTATATTCGAGATAGACATTTCGTCTTTCATTCAAAGCGCCTGTTAGAAGAATTACGTGTGTTTATTTGGCAAAATGGTAAAGCACAAGCACAAAATGGGTATAATGATGACTTGGTAATGTCGTTAGGTATTGGATTATTTACTAGAGATACTGGTATTAAATTTAATCAACAAAGTATGGATATAACTAGAAAATCTCTCGATAATATATCTAGTACAAGATTGGGATATAGTAATATGGCATCAATGCCTAATGGTGTAGCTAATCCATACCAAATAGAAACTCCATATGGTACGGAAGATATTACATGGCTAATATAATTAATAAATATTTATTGACATAATAAAACACAAATGGCTGAACAAAATACAGGTTTATTTACCAGATTAAAACGTTTGTTTTCAACTGACGTAGTAATCAGAAATGTGGGTGGTAATCAATTAAAAACAATAGATGTTGATCGTATTCAAGCATATGGTAATGTAAAAACCAATGCCCTAATTGATAGATTTACTAAGCTACACAGATATGGCGCTAATATGCCATATAATCCAACAATGAACTACCAAACACTTCGTATTCAGTTATATACTGACTATGAAGCAATGGATACTGAATCAATCATTGCATCAGCTCTTGATATTATTGCGGATGAATCTACACTTAAGAACGAAACACAAGAAGTAATACAAATTAGATCATCAGACGAAAACGTACAGCGCATATTATACAATTTATTTTATGATGTATTGAATATTGAATTCAATTTGTGGTTATGGATTAGAAATATGTGTAAGTATGGTGATTTTTATTTACATCTTGAAATAGCTGAAAAATTCGGTGTATATAATGTAACACCATTATCAGTTTATGATATGGTTCGTGAAGAGGGTATGGATCCTCAAAATCCATCCTACGTTTGTTTTAAAATTGATCCAATGGTAATCGCAGCTGGTGGTATCAATTCACGTGTTAAGGATAGAGATGGTAAAATTAAATTTGAAAACTACGAAATAGCGCATTTTAGGCTATTAACTGACGCTAACTATCTTCCTTATGGACGCTCGTACATAGAGCCTGCTCGTAAAACATACAAACAGTATGTGCTAATGAAGGATGCAATGATGCTCCATCGTATAACACGTGCCCCGGAAAAACGTGTATTCTATGTTGATATAGGTAATATGCCACCAAATGAGGTTGATGCTTATATGGAACGTTTAAAGCAGAAAATGCAGAAAACACCATACATAGATAAAAATACAGGTGAATATAATCTAAAGTATAACATGATGAACGTGATGGAAGATTTTTATATTCCTCAACGTGGCGCTAATAGTAATACTAAGATTGATACAATTAAAGGTCTTGAATATAATGCAATTGATGACGTAAACTTCTTACGTGATGAGATGTTAGCTGCCCTTAAAGTACCTAAAGCATTTTTCGGATTTGAAAAAGATTTAACTGGTAAAGCTACATTAGCCGCTGAAGATATTCGTTTCGCTCGTACAGTAGAACGTATTCAACGTATTGTACTTAGTGAATTATATAAAATTGCATTAGTGCATTTATATACTCAAGGTTTTGATGGTGAAGCATTATCTAATTTCGATTTAGCATTAACAGTTCCATCAATTATATATGAGCAAGAAAAAATTGCTTTATGGAAGGAAAAGATTGCATTAGCTAAAGATTTACAAGATAGTAAATTAATACCATCCGATTGGATATACGATAATATATTCCAGTTTAGCGAAGATCAATTTGATGAACTACGGGATCTAGTAGCTGAAGACATGAAACGCACATTCCGCTTCTCACAAATCGAAAATGAAGGTAATGATCCAGCCAAATCAGGTAAATCATACGGTACACCACATGATCTAGCATCATTATATGGTAAAGGCAGAACAGGCATGAATATAGATGGACCTGTACCTCCTGGATATGATGAAAAACGTCCTGTTGGTCGTCCTGAAGAAAAAGTATCTATTGTAGGTACACAAAAAGATCCATTAGGTAAAGATAGATTAGGTAGTAAAGAAAATGCTACACTATATACAGCAAATATACCTGATGAAGGAAGTGGTACACCAAAAAGCTATGGAGCTTTAGCATTAGCTGAATTATTACGCTATAAAGGTATGTTAAAAGATGCACCTAGACCGGATAAGCAAATGATATTTGAAGCACAACAGGAATCTTCATTACTAGACGAGAAAAATATTAAGGACATATAATAACCACATATTTATACTCAGTGGTATCATACTATTATGAAAATAAAACACAGCAAATATAAAAATACTGGTATATTATTTGAATTACTAGTAAGACAAGTCGCATCAGATACTGTATCTGGTAAAGACTCTGCAGCTATTAATTTAATTAGAAAGTATTTTTCTAAGTCAGAATTGGCTAAGGAACATAAATTATATCAGGCTTTAGTTAGCTCAAAAGCAATAACAGAAGGTAAAGCTGAATCTCTAATCAACGCTACTCTTGAAGTATCTTCACGCTTAAATCGTTCAGCCTTACGTAAAGAAAAATATAATATTATTAAGGATATTCGTGAATCATATGATTTAGAAGAATTTTTTAAATCAAAGATTAATAATTACTCTCAATACGCGGCTGCATATAACTTAATAGAGGCTCACAATTCACTAGAGTTTGTTGAGCCATCTCAAGTTATTGAAAATAAAGTTACATTACTTGAACATATTACTCGTACTGAGGTTAATAAAGAAGAGGTAACAGATCGTGTGATGGAAGAATATATGAGTATGGATAAAGGTACACGTATCTTAGTATATAGAACATTACTTGAAAGATTTAATAGCAAATATAATAATATGTCTAACACACAGAAATCTGTGTTGAAAGAATATATTAACAATATATCTAATACTGTTAAATTGCGTGAATTTGTTAATAATCATTTTGCTGCTATTAGAGCAGAATTAAATAAATTGAACCCCTCAGTAACAGATAAAACTGTACAGATTAAATTAAGTGAAGTAGTAAATATTCTTAAGCCACTTGATAAAAATCAAAATGTAAAAGACGATAATATTATTGCTTTACTACAATTTCACCAACTTATATCTGAATTAAAATCAGTAAAATGATGGATTTAAAAGAATACATAAAATCACTAGTACGCCAGCAGGTTGATGAAATGACTGGTACTGGTGCTATTGGCGTTGGTGCTGGCCCTATCATGACACCAAATTGGGTTGCTCCTAAAGGACAAAAAATAAATGCTGCTACAAAAACAGCTAAAAAACAAGGCTTTACTGTTACTAAAGGTGAAACTGAAATGCCTGGTGATTCTAAAGTAAAAGATTATGTATCATTAACAGGTAAGAAGAAAAAGAAAGTAAAAATATACGAAAACATGTCTGTAGAAGATGCTTTAAAGCAAATAAAACCTTTACTAGCACATACAATTAAACATGATAAATTATCTGATACTTTTGAAGAATTATTAGCTAAGGTTAAAGCAGGAGATGATGAAATTTTAGATAAAATGTGGAATTTAGCTGGTAGTGCTGTTGATAAAAATGCTATTAATGTACTTTCAAAGATTAATGAAAGCGACTACGATAAAGCATCACAATACGGAGCAGCATCTAAATACGGAGCAGCATCACCGTATAGTGCTGCATCTAAATACGGCGCTGCAAGTGAATATACAAAAAACGAATCACTAACAAATATCGTTAAAGAAGAATTACTTAACGAAGTAACATACCATAAATTCAAAAACGAAGTTAAATTTCGCACTAAAAACGAACAACTACATAAAGCAATACGTGAAGTAAAACGTAAATTACAAGAAATTGATCGTATTGTTGAATATACATCTCGCATGAAACAAGAATTGAGTGAAGGTGAAGAAGGTATTAAATACTGGAAGAAAACAGAAAGTAATATAGCCACTATATCAGAAATGGTAAATCAATTAAATAATAAAATCAAAAACTTACATCAGTAATGGCTAAAGCAAAAGGTTCGAGCGATGTTAGAAAAGTTACATTTGGTGCTCGCAAAAAAGGAACAGCAAAAAAATCATTCAACAAACATAATCCACGACCTAAGAAATATGTTGGTCAAGGCAGATAAATAAAATATAGCAATGAAAAGTATTAAACAACAGTACATCGATTTACGTGAAGGTAACATGACTCAAGCAAATTTCATGCGTAGTTTACGTATGTCATTACCTCAATATATTACTAATCTATCTTCATTTGAAGATTCAGTTCGTATCCTTAAAAATAAAGGTATATTGACTGAGGCTGATATTAGAAGACCAGAGGATGATGATATACCTGCTATTTATAGAATGTATAATTCTGATGCTTGGGTTGATGCTCAAAAAGCTGCTGGTGAAAGTAGTGAATATGATGATGAAGAAAATATTAATAGAAAAGAAGATGAATATGATGATTATGATACTGACTATGAAGAGCCAAATGAACCTTTTGATATGGCTGAAATATTAGACCCAACAGCCGCAGAAGAAATTGCTAAAGCAGCAGGAAGCTATGAAG